CTATTCTTTCCCTGCTCCTCCTTTCAGTTCGTCTAGTTCTTCTCGGAGAAACAGGATCATTTCCGCCATCTTCTGAATACTGTACTTATACCGCTCAACAGTCCTCATTGTTGGTACTGGTTGTCCGTCCTCCTGTAGTGTCATCGGGGTATCGGCTGACACAGGGACTTCTTCAACTACAGTTTCCGTCAGAGCATTTGACGTTTTACTAACAGTTGCAGCAAATGATATTTCACGCCATTCTCCCCATATGCCATTGTAAAAAGTCCTATAAAAAATTTGGTAATGATTCGGATTAAATACTTCTAACCTCTGCGTATATCCACTTGCAGTCGTTCTATGGACTATCAGAGCAAAAGCTGCTTTTGTTGGACAATTAGTTAAAGTATTAACAACATCAACCAACGGACAACGATAACATCCTTCTTTTATATAACTGTTCAAATCTTCATTTTCTGATATTTCTATTGCATCTAATTTTCTAGCAATACCAGCATACAAATTACTAGATGGACCGTCATTGTTCTCTGTCCATATCTTATTGTTATTTAAAAACAATTCTGTAAACCGACCTATTGTCATATTTTCCCCTGGCTCTCCGTTTTTAGGATTAACCAATGTCACATACCAATCATTCGGCAAGGAATTCATTTTAATTTTTAATCCATTTAAAGCTTGATCTGAGCTAATATCTGCCATATTATTTCTGTGTTGTGGGCACGCCCGGTTAATTAATAAATTTAGAAAAGGTTATGGCAGATATAGATGATTTATCTACTGAATAAATGCTGAAACGGCTCTGACTCTACCCCTGCTCGACGACTTAATGAGGTAGTCGCTCAAGTATCCGTCACTGAGGGTCAACACCCATGCGGAAGACTTGTTGGACTCGGTACTACTCCAGTACCACGTTTCTGCCAGCATTGTTGCACCATTGATAAGCGATAGCGCATAATCGATTTTACGTTTATTGGCTAAAATCATCATCAACTCACCCAATGATGGTAACCACCATTTCCCTGCCGTCAGTCCCCTACCATTGGCATTTACTCGACTGTACTGTGCACAGTAGCCCGGAGCGTAACTTGTGCCACTACATTCGGTGTGCCTAATCTGTGCTGCTGTACTAGTCTTTCCTGCCCAGTCGTTAATCGCTTCTATTCGACTAGAAGTTGTCTTACCGCCTGCACTCACCTCTGCACTACTCCATAATAGCGACTCTGGCTCGGTTGGTGCGACTATCAATATTTTACCTCCCTCGACTACAGCCACGCCATCGGCTATCTCGCCGCCACTCTGATAACTCGACCACTTGCTCGGATCAATCATTAGCGGTAAATTATCGCTTTTTCGATGGAACATAATAAATACTCCTCCCTCTGGCGGAAGGGATTTGCTTTTGTAAAGTAAATCACCGAACAACTCCGTAAACCTAGCTATCGTCATATTCTGAGCCGGTATCCCTTCCTTGGGATTTACTAAAGTTATCATCCAATCACTGGGCAAAGAGTCTGTCTTTAAATCAAGTCCATTTAATGCCTTATCTATATTATCTGCCATAATGTTTATTTAATTAATTACCCGGGGCGGTCCCGCCCGCGGAAGGTTACATTTGTTGTACCTCGCTATCGTCAGAGATATTGAGGATTTGTTTAAGTCTCTTGTTTTCTGCTTGTAATTCCAGGACAGCGCGACCGATCTTGTCGATTGACCAGACATACTGTTCCTGTGCTTTGGATGGTTCAGTTCTAACTGGTGTTGAACCATCCGATCCATCCTGCCCTGATAAGTCGGAAGAAGAATTTGATATAGATGATTCTGCAGACAAGTTGATCTGACTTGTCTGCTCTCCAGTACTGGAGAGGTTGAAATTGTGTCTGTTAAAGCATTTGGAGATGCAGCCAACGTATTAACCGAAGACCTCAATTCAAAATCTGTTTCATCTCTGTTATTTTTATCAAGATCTTCAGTCCTTGGGATTTGATTCTCAATAAACTCAAACCCACTAAAATTAAAATAATATTCAATAATAGCAACAGCTTCGTTTTCCCCGTTGGCCTTATTAATTATATCAACATAAATTGATTCTCCTGAAATATAAGGATCTGATATATAATATACCGAACATATAGGCTTATTACCGATATTTACTCTTGATTCCCTTGCAGATCCATTTGCATAGGAAATTTCTTTATAAATCACACCGTGTGGCATACCATTTAACCAACGACCAAATAACTTAATTCTAAAATTTAAGTGATTAGACTTATTTATTTTAATCCTGTACGCTTTTTTACTTTCTAAGGAAATGTTAAGACACTTTCTATTTACCCTATAACTACCAGGGTTAGATATTAATCCTTGCGGGCTCATTACCCCCTTTGACGACTCTGTCACCTCCGGTTGTTTTTCAGTAAACATTTCTACCAACTTAGACACCGTCATAATCTCAGCCGGTTCCCCAGATTTCGGATTGATCAGCGACACATACCAGTCATTAGGTAATGAGTCTGTCTTTACTTTCAATCCGTTTAAACTTACATCTGCCATATATTTCAATTTTAGTTGTTATTATTTATTCACTTTTTATTGTTATGAACCTAAACCACTCATAATGACTTCGCCTTTTCAGATAATCCTGATCAAAGCGATATTTATTAGCCTCTTTTTCAAACGAGATATTTTCATAGGCCTTTCGGCCATATATAAAGAGCTTGATAAACCATTCGATCACATATAGCAAATAGAAGCCTATAAAGGCTAACTCCTTCATCTGAGCCGTATGTATTGATTCATGATTAATAAATCCTGGCTCCGGAGTATCTCCAATCCTTATGAAAAGGAAACCAAAAACATTCATGGCGAATCCCCGTTTGGGGATTAAATTATTGTAAATCACCTTTATCATCCTTTTTTCACTTTTAATGTTTCACCATCCAAATACACCTCGTTAAAACCGACTTTATCTCTCCCTAATGGCATACGATCGGCATTTATCTTTATCCTTTTATTTGTAGCATCTACCGCAAAAAAAGGTGCATAGATATAATCATCATAAATTGATAAACCATCACCGGTAATAACTAAGTTTGCTTTCTTAATTCCTGAGTTATAAAGATCAAAAGCAAGACGGGGACCGGACCTGGTTGACGTTACGAAAAAGTCCAAACGAGTAATTTCCTTATTATCGCTATTGATCATTTTAAGGCACTTCTCAACCGGATCAATAATAATTCGATTACCACCCTTTGAGGTTTCAAACTTCCCGCGAAGGGTACATTTGTTACCGATAAATTCACCAGTCTTTCCATCCAATAACAGATAAGGTTCTCCAGAGTCGGAATCAGCATCTCGACTCTGCATCTTTTTATTCTTAAAGATAAAACCTGCAATATCTGCACCTTCTATCAAGGCTGTATTTGTCGCTGTATAGTCCCAAACCTGAGCTGACACCCAATTATTGTCACCATCAGGAGAAGAAGGTGGAGTTTTAACTGAAGTACCATAATTTTTAACCATAAACGATATATTTACGCCTTCAAAGGCATAAAATACATGATCCCTCCATTGCTCATCCCATACATAAGTTTGCCCCTGCACAAATGGCCCTCTTGAACGAGGAGCCGAACTTGTTGGTCCTCTTTCACCTTGTTTCCCATCTTCCACGTGAGTTATTGTATACTCTGTAGTGAAATTATTATTCCAAGCCTGTGCATCAGATAATTTCTCATACCCACGTACATAATAAATACCATCAACACGAATATTTGATATCGTTACTGAACTTACTTTCTGTGGAGTACTTTGAAATACAAAAGTTGTATTTGCGTATATCTTATATGTAAGATATAAATCAGAACAAGGTTCTACTGGAAGTATGCCGACTTGCTTTTTACAGGATACAAGTACAGATGAAGGAGTTGGACTTCCGAATGAATTAAAATGAATAACAGGGGTATTTGATGTTAGCCACCTTGTTGTAGCATTAATACCATCTTTTCCGTCTTCGGCCGTCATCCGGACCGGTTTACTCCACGATCCTCCTGCTATTGAGATGGCACGTTTTTGACTTACCCAATTAAATGTTGCAGGGACAGTTGTAGACCATCCTAGAGTATTACCTGTCAAGATCGGGGTTGGTGGTGTCACATTCGGACTACCTACAAAATAGGCCGTAAACGTCTGTTCGATCTCCTCTTTAACAGGCTTATCGACAAAGATTTCCCAATATTCAGAGTTTATTGTATTAACAGCTAACGGCTTGTATAAGAGATAAAAATTCCCGGTCTTTAGCAACTTTCCTCCGGTTGATAAAATCGGTACCGGTGTCTGACCGGTATTATCCTTTTTACAATAAATCTTTCCGCCGTTAAACGGGACAACATCACCCACCTTATATTCTTTATAGGGCGAATAATTTTCGGTTATAAAGTTTATTCCCTTCTCGCCTTTTATTTTAATAGGTTTTCCCCATGTTCCTTCTGTGGCCGAAGCAGCTACCTTCTGACTCATCCAAATAACAGCAGGAGATGTATTCGTATGCCATCCTCCTGTTGTTCCGTCACCGGTTGGAATTGCAGGCTCTGAAAGTTGGTCGTTGTAGGTGATAAATACAGAAAAACCGTCCTTACCATCAGCACCATCAGCGCCATCAGTGCCATCTACAACCATCAAGGCCCAGGCGTTTCCATTCCAAATGTAGACTTTCCCGTTATCAGTATCCCGATATACCCAGTTCAATTCTGGCTCGGAAGGTGGTGTAGATAAATCCCCTTTCCATGTAATAGAAATTCCATCCTTACCATTTTTACCATCTATACCGTCTATCGTCATAAGATACCAAGATCCATCCTGATAAACATAACTTTTGCCATCTGTGGTATTTCGATATGACCACCCATTTTGTGGATTGGCCGGATGTGACGGCAACTCTCCCTTCCAAAGGATAGACTCACCATCTTTTCCATTAACACCATCAGATCCATCCAGGCCCTTCTCTGCCAATAGCATCCAAGCCGGGTTTATATCACCTGTGTAAAGCCGTTTGCCTCCGGTTGTTAGATATTTACCACCTGTAGTTAAATAACCTCCATAATTCTTCTTTGGACGTTCGTTGATATTATCCCTTAAAGCGATGTACGAATCCCCGTCAAGAGTTACTATGTTGTTTTTGACATAGTTCGTATAATCATTCCATGTCCCTGCCGGTTCCGGAGTACTACCATCGGCCACTTGCAAAAGCCAATCCGAACTACCTTTATTCGGACGCTGTGTTGTTCCTGCTTCATTTACGCATAACCATAATCCTCCGGGTGCCGATACTCGGTCATAATAGGCATAACGCTGGCCATCTACATATGTACCTTTGTCGATCGGAACCAGGTAATCGGTACCAGTTATCTCATCATACTGAAATATCTTACCCGACATGATGATGTTTGATAACTTAGCGTTGTATCCAGCCGTCGACGGTACCCCCGGAATAGTACGATCCTTACGTCCCAGCCAGCATACTTCCATGTTAGGGGTTATGTCCCAAGTATTAACGTGATCCAGAAACGTGATGCAGTTTTCTTTACTGTCAATCAAGATGGACCGCTGACGGCTAGTCTCTGTAAATGAGCCGATCCTGGCCACTTCCAAAAATTGAACCGGATTATATTTTGAGTCATCCGGATAACGAGAAGCTATCTTTATCGTTTGTTCGGTTTGATCGACTGCGATAACACGAAACCAGAGCGTACGGAAACCTTTGAACTTTCCGTCCGTCGATTTATCGTGATAGATACCTTTCAAAATATCGCCCACCCAAAAAGTGACCAACTCACCTTCTTCCAGTTTTAGCTTTACATTAAACAAATCACCGATTTGAGTGATAGTGTCAAACTTCGCTCCGTCGGTAACCCAAAGTTCGCCACCTACAACTAACACACGGTTATAACGCATTTCTGGTACTTCCAACCATCCCCGTAACAGCAACGACATCAATTCTGCATGCCCGTTCGGCCAGATCTTTCCTCCTTTGCCGGTAATCATTCCCGATTCAAATATCCCAAATTCTGCGCCTTCCAAAAACTTCAAAAGTTTTTCGGCGACGTCTGGAGCGTCCTTGCGAAGGAAATGAGCTAAGGCAGCCAATGCTGAAAATACATTTTTATCGGTAGCTTTACTTGTCGGTTCTTTAGACTCTACTATTTCAAGTTCTGAGCTACTACCTCCTCCAATATTTCCGATATCCTCCTCTAGTTCTTTGACTATGGCATTTTTGATCGTATTACGGATCTCTCCATAGGTTGTGACTGTCGGTTTTGGATTATTCGGATCGAAGGCCGGAATAAGTACCCCCTCAGTAAGTTGTACCCTCGGAAACTCAGCTAACCGAGGGGGTAAAATAAAATCCGGCGATGACAGATCGGGAGCGACTAAGTTGTCCGGGATATCGTTCTCGTTTTTAACAAGGTTTAAATAGGTCGATACTTCGGCCAGCTGCCAGGTAAAAGTATAACTGCTTGGTAATTCGTTCGAAACATATATCGCATTGCTCTCTGTTACAACAATCTTCCGGATAGCAGTTGCTTCATATACATATTTTGCACGGCTGGGAAAAAAGTCAAGCAGCCAACGGCGAGAGTATTCATCCAGGTAACCAGTATTTTTCGTATACTTTCGCTGGGTGTCTACCTGATACTCCTCCCGCACATCGCCAAATTCAGCTATATTATGTTCATGTTCGGCATTCAGGCTGTTTGTTCCTGTCGCCCGGAAAGTATCTAAACCTCCTAAGCTATTTTCAAAAAGATACCACTGTTCATCATCAGATATAGGATCGGAAAAAGCATATACCTGAGATTCGGACAATTTTGTACCGGACCTCTCTATCCATACTTCGTAATAAGACGGATAGGTGTTTCCAAGTTTACCGGCTATTACCGAGTATTGCAGGTTCATTGTCGTAGCATGACCGGCAACACAAGTCCCCAGCGAAATTACTTTTGTTGATTTGTCCGGATACGTCGCTTTGAGTTTCGCGGTACATTCTTCTACAGCATAATAGGTCAGCCATTCAGGTGAATAATAGGTAACAGGCTTAACGCGCGGTTGCCAAGTCAGAAAATGTAGCTTCAACCAGTTCGATGCCGTATCAGCCAGATTGGCCACACCACCACGAACAACCCTAAAGTTATATTCTGTTCCATCAATTACGGCTGTAAATGTTTCTGCCAAGTTGGGCTGAACATAAAATAACGATCCGGCATCCAGATTGTAACTCAATTGTCCTTCGATAACCTCTTTCAAATCAATCCTGACCATGAGGTCGGGACCTGGCTCATAACTCTGCTCCAATAAAGTTTGATTTCCTTTTTTCAAAATAAAGGATATCAAACCGGTCGAGGATAACAGAAATTGATTCATGTTACCGGAGAGATTCAGCGCATCAGGTTTATTTAAAACTCCTGCCATTATTCATTTTTTCAGCAAATGTATTTGTGACTAACAGATAGGTAAAGGACAATTACCACTCCCTTAGAACAGGCTCTAACCATACAGTTAATGTTCCTTCTATTTTATCAACCAGAATAGGAATTTTCCCTGCTAAACGAATCTCTATAGCAAACCAACAGGCATGCGTCTCCACATGGTACCTTCCTCCGCGCCTGTATTCTTCTTCTGTGGGAGGTGGAAAAAACGATATCGGAGCTTGTTCTTTCAACTGCATCCAATTGTATTGACTTCCTACGCTATTCGACCAGCGACGGTTCCAGCGATACTTAGAGGATGGAAAATGTTCTGACTCAGATTTAGCAGAAGAAACTGGGTTATACAATTTTGTTGTCAAAAAAGTACATTCAGTTGGAACATTCTTACCTATGTTATATTTGATTACATTTGGTAATAGTTCCTGATTGTTTATTATTACTTTTTCATGGGCCGATATATTGAGTTTGTCAATATCCGACAAAAGCATTTTCGTTGTAACAGGGCGCATCGAGTTACGGAGCATATCATCATATTTACGCCAAAACTTTTCATACAACCCATCCGGACCGTTATATGCCAGTGAATAATCCCATATCCTTTCTCGTGTATCAAGATAGGCATAGATCGTTCCAGAGTCAAACCGTGAAGTTCTATGAGCCGTAAAGCATAGCATAGGTTTCAATTCCGATTTTTCCTGAGTCGAGTTTTCAGTATTACTACCTTGTGTAGGATCATTGTTCCAGACTATTTTCGAATTTATTGCTCTGGTCGTACCAATATAAGGTGCAACACCACTTGATAGCGTTTCAAATTCTATGCTGACAAGTGTATCAGGAGATTCCTTTTTTTCAGCTTCCAGAGTACCACCGGCATAATAACCACAATTTAAAGTACCTACTTTTTCTATCACGTAATCAACCGCAGAAAAACCTTCCCGAATAATCCATCCCCGTGTAAGATCAATAAAGGCTTCCGGATACATAGCCGCTATTTCATACATTGACTTCGAAAGATAATCAGGAGTTAAAGAAACCAACTTTCCTTCATCATTACTATATGATAATACAGGGCCTTTCTCTGCCGACAACTTCACCTGCTTGTATTTTCCTCCGTGGTTGATACTAATCGGAGCCGTCAGCAATCTTGTTAGATCCTGACTTGCATTACCGTCAGCGATCTCGTTAAATAGTACAATTCTGACACTTCGCCGGGCTTCGTCCGGAATAAACTCACAACAAAATTTGTAACGAAATATATCTAATATCGTCGAAATATTACAACTCGGAACAATCTGATCGTAACGTATTTCAGCATTGACTATAGTATCAATGTTGTTATTCAAAAATACCATCGACTTAAACGGTTCTGTCCGAGAAAAGAAACTTTCTTCAAGCGTATAGCCCAAATACTTAAAAACCTCCTCCAATAAATGCATTGCTTTAATAAACGGAGTAATATAATACCCGGCCGGAGTTGAGACAGTCTTATCATCAACAGTCTCTTCCCGGTACTGTTCATTCCACAGGGTATAATAACCGTCCGGCTTAATAGGGCCACCAACCCTGTTCAGGCAAATTATCTCACCATTATCATGACTTTCTGCCAAGACTGGAAAACAGGAAAAACGAGGATCTGGAGTAATCATTAACGAGCGGACAAAGTTGATCGCAGTGGTAAGTGATGAAAATTTAACGACTTTATCTTTAAAGACAGTTGTTAATTGTACATCTTTCATTTTCTCATAAAAAGATCCGATGTTAAGGAAAAAAGATGTATCAATCCCATCTTTCCGGCTGGCAGACAATATAGCCTGCCGGCAACGAATTGAGAAAAGACCATCCTGAATCGTCGCATCTGCTCGTGAGGGCATTTTATTTACTCCTGCCATATCATCAGGAAAACCTAGTATCTTGCGATTATACTCATCCGAAGGAAGTTTTACCGGAAGCGATTGCTCTCCATACTCATTAAAAAACGGATTGCTACGTTCCATTTCCAACACGGTACCAGGATTAAGTTTTAGTTCTTGCCCGGATGAATGCACTATTTTCATGACTTACTACCAATTTTACGGGATTCATTTAACTTATCTTGCTCTGCCTGTAATTCAGATTGCACAACGTATGCTTTCAGCGGCCCCTTATTCAACTGTGTAAGTAATGATACTAGCATCTTGATTATTGACAGAGGGATACCAACAGACGTATCATCCGGTTCCTTTGGCGTATTGCCGCTATAACCACCGGTTGCCATTCCCACGACAGAACCGGGTAACGGGTTAGCATTTGTTTTCTGCCTACGCATAGCTTCGAGAGCAACAACATGGTTCATGGCCGCCGGTTCACTCATAACAAAAGATGGTACAACATATTCTTTCTTATGAACCGGACCAGCCACCTCATACGGACTGCCATCACCAGACCAGCCTCCGACATAGTACCCGGCATTGGAGCTACTATCGGTAGCAACCCGCGTTCCACTACCACCACTACTTCCGGAACCGTCCACAGTCATGTTCATTACTTTCTTGCGTTCAGCATTAGCAACCGCAATCTGAGCCGCCCCTGTCGTTGTCATTACAGCAGCAGCAATAGCCCCGGCAATGGGGCCCATCTGAGCAAAAGCCTGCATGATTGCTACAGCCGTATTTGCAATGATCTCTGAAACTTTGATAGCAAACTGAACATTGGCATATTTTTTCTGTACGGCAAGTTTCTTATTCTCTTTCTCCTTTTCCAGCCGGGCAACCTCTTCCGAGTTATCCCCTGCCCGTTGGATCTCCGCGTCATATTTTGCATCAATATTCGCCAGTTCTGCCTCCTGCAAAGCTGATACAGCGCCGGAAAACATATCCGAATAGTAATCAAAACTACTTTTCAGATATTTGATTTTCACCTGGGCTTTGGCTTTTTCAAATTCTTCTAAACTCAGCAACTCCTGATCACGCTGTTGCTGTAACCATTGCATCTCCTTTTCATACTCATCTTGCAGAGAAACCAAGCCGTATTGCTGACGGATCTGATAACGCTTATCCTCTTCCTGTTGCAAGATATTGGTTTTTGCTTTCTCATAGGCAGCATCCAGTTCTGTCGTATCCAATCCGTCTTTAATAGCCATTTCCTTCTTGGCGTTGTAAACGTCTTCCAGTACTTTCAGCTGTAATTCAGTATCTTCACCAACTGTTGTAAGATTGAATTGCCCTTTGAAGTCTTTCAATAAATCCTGTAATGCTTTCTGCTGATTGGCACGGGATTGAGCAGCTTTTAGATCAGCCTCCAATACAGCTTTATTGGCATCCTCGACCGCTTTTGCCTTTTCCGGCCCATTATGCAATTCAAGAGAAAGAATGTCATTCTGATAACCCTGATAAATTTCCAGGCGTTGCTCTGCCGTCTTTGCATCTAAAGAAAGAGATAAAGCATCTGCCTGTTCACGTGTGATCTTTTGTTCAGAAACAGCTTTTTCCAGAACAGTTTTCTGCACTATAAAGCCACTTTCAACAACTCTCAATTGCTTATCCCGGTTATCCTGCAAAGCGGCAATAACTTCTTTATCCCGCTTCTGCTCTATCTCTAACTGTTTTGTCTGTACATCAACGATCTGCTTATTGATCTCTGCTTGCACCTTCTTGCTACCGGCTTTCTTCAAATAGTCCTGTAACTGTTCAAGACGCTTCTGGTAATAAACCGCATCAGAATGCAGTACCTGAAGATTATAATATTGTTCAGTCTGCTCAGACTCTAACTTCTGCTTTTTCAAAAGGGCTAGTTCCGACGAATGAGTATTTTCCATTTCTTTCAACTTCAAATCCATCGCCGCTTTAAATTCGGAGTCCTTCATTTTCTTTCCGGAACCACCACCCTTGTTATTGGGTTTATTATCATCCGGAGTAACCGAGACTTCCGGTAACTCATTAGCCGGACGTTGGGGTAAAAATGGAGAGTACTGCTTTGTAATCTTATCCAGGTTACCCGCCAGTGAATAAGTTTCGACTATATATCCCTGCAAACCTTCCCAAAAATCTTTATCTACCTTGCCACGGGCACCATAGTACTGATCAATGTAGGCAATTACATCATTATATGTCGAAGTCCACTTCCTGCCATTCTTCACCCCTTCATCTGTAATACGTTTCACATCTTTCAGCATGGCATCCGTAACAAATTGTCCCAGGTTGGCATTCTCCCGCATTTCATCCATCAGGTCTTTTTGTCTTTCAAAGCTCTTAGCTGTCTGATCTTCCTTCTCTTTCTGCATAGTCTTTAAGACAATGTTCTCCTGTATCTTTTCATTGACAATCGCCAAAGCCGCTGCAATATCTTCCGTCGTACTTTTTTCAGTCAATTGGTTTTCTAAATACTTACCATACCGGGAATTAATCTCATCAATCAATTCTTTTCGACGCTGGGAACCTTCGTTGCTTCTTTGCAGAGCATCAAACAATGTAGACGCTTCCGCTCTTTCGGATGCTATTTCCTGGTTCATTTCTTTGATAGCCCTAGCGGTCTTTGTGGAGTTCTCCCATAATTTATATACCCCCATTGCCAAAGCGGTAAAACCGATAATTGCAGCGGTAACAGGGTTCATTCCCATAGCTGCCATTAGTCCTCTTATTGCTACCATTGCTGTACGCACATTACCGGTAAGCAATAAATGAGCGGCCGCATGTCCCTTTGTTGCGACAGTACTAGCTCGAAGGCTTATCTGATGAGCTTTTTCCGCAATGGTAGCTTTCAACGTTGCCCCATTCGAGACTGTTTTCCAGTAGCTATTCAATTTAATCGCTGCTGTATAAAGCGCCAGACCACTCACAGCAATAAGGACTAGTTTAGAGTTCTTGCTGATCCAATCAGCTGCAGTGACCAGTTTCCCCGTCCAGTGTACCGTTTGGTTCATGGCTCCAATGATCGCCGGGTTAAGTTTTTCCATTAGGTCGATAGCGAGCAAATTCATTTTATTACGAGCCTGAGCGCGTTTCGCTTCATTCGTATCCGAATTGATCTGAGCCTGTACAACAGCCTTATTTGTACCAATCACAGCAGCTGTGTAATCTTCAATGTCCTTTTTATTCATAACAAGGATTTCAGCCATTTTCGCATGTTCAGCCCCAAACAAGGCGGTTGCAGATTCGCCATTTTTGAACCTAGTTTCCAGTTCTCCAATGGCTTGGGAAAGATCAAACACTCCATTCTTATAACCGATCCCCTTCTCTTTCATCTTCAGTAACACCTTGTCTAAGCTGTTACCGGCAATAGAAGCCTCGGAGTACTTCGGCGCAACCGCTTCAATCAAACCTATATGCTGTTCCAGTTCAATATTCATAAGCTTGGCAGTTGTTCCCGACTTTTCAAAAGCATCCGTAATATACTGGATATTACCTGCACCAGCCTGGCTACCGGCAGCAATGGCGTTAATGATCCGTCGGCTGTTCTCTGCACCGAGGTTCATTTGATTCATGACAGTAGTAAGAGCTTTAGCTGCCGGTTCTAGCTTATCCTTACCGGCAATCGAAAGGTATATGGCATCCTGAGCAACCTTTTCCAACGCTTCTGCATTTTTGAGCAATTCCGGTCGCTGGCTACCAATGATCGCAAACGAATCATCAATTTCCACGGCACTCTGCCTGATCCGAACACCTTCCTCTGTTACAGTCGTCGATAACCGTTTTGCACCATCTTCCAGCTTCTTTACATTATCATCATCCAACCCCGTCAAGGCTTTAAGGTTCGCAGATGAAGATTCCAATTTATCCCGTTCGTCCCGGAACTTGGAAAATGCCATCGTGATACCGGTAATAGCTGCAATACCCGTTCCGATCAGTCCCATGTATTTACCAATGAAATCGTTGGCACGAGAAAAAACCGATGCCTGGCTAGCAATTTCCAGCCGCATTTCCTTTTGTGCAACCAAAAGCTCACGGCTGATATTTTTCTGAACCTCTAACCTTTTATTATACAAATCTGTGTTCCGGGTAGAAGATCGTAATTGTTTATCTACTTCCTTCTTTGCACGCAATAATTCATTATATGTCGCACCACTAAGATTCTTCAGCACACGTTCTGTATCCGCTACTTCACGTTTATAATCTTCATACTTTTTCTTCTGAGCCGTTAGTTCCTTTTCGATCTTTTTGGACTGGTCGGAATTGCCTTTTCCTGCCGTCTGCAAATCCAACAACTTACCTTCCAATTCACCGATCCGCTTCTGGAGTTCGTCCGCGCTGGTCATTGCCGCACTATTATCCAGATAAATCTTTATACTCCTGTTCAAATCATTCGCCATACCTATTCTCTATCCTCCTTGTCTACAAAAATTCGCGTCGCATCGATCTGCATATCAGCGGCATATTCCGCTACCACATCTGCCAAAAACGGCAAGTTCTTATCAATCACCGGATCAAACCACCAGATCGGCTTCCGGTTCCCGGTTCCCATTTTAAAGAAAGAAAGCGGATTCGTCTCCTTTAATTTTCCATGTTTATCAGTCCATCGCGATCCACCACGAAAACCACCCTGACCACGACCGGCCCCCTTATGTATATAAACTCCTTCACGGGCAAAACTAAAACCAATCCGTTCAGCTTCACCGTTCCGAGAATACACATTCGGTTCAATTGATTCTGATAATTGTTCATCCTGCTTCACCAGCATACGGACATTACTCCGCAATTGTCGGGTTACATCAATACTCCAGGCCTTCACATCATCATTGAATTGCTTCAACTTCTCTTTGTCCTGCCGCCGTTCGTAACGGGCAACAGCACTGACCGACTCCAGCGATATTTCAAAAGGCAACCCTTCGCAGGCACCTAAAAGGGAGTTTTTCCGTTTAGGTGTCCGCATCTGATCGCTAAGTTTCTTCATCACACCCATATCACACCCACATCGATTCGTTGATAAAATACTGTACCGGCCTTCGGAGATTAAAGCCCAACATCACACCATAGAAGTTTTCCGACATGGGGCCCACGCCGCGCATGGTCATACTGTCGACCTCTAAGAACTGAAGTTCGTTTCGTTCTTCTTCCCGGTCTACCATCATCCGGCAAACGATCTGCATCAGGATTTCTTTACAGTCAGCCTTCGACTTATGTACAGCGTCAATGTTCCCTGTCTCACTCTGTTTGAGTACAGCAATAAAGTACTGAGGGATATTCACCAGATTATCACTATTGATCCACGAAAAATCGGAGTTGTGCCCGTCGATGGCAACAAGCACATAGTCGTGAATGGAAGATATCCGCGCTTCCAGATCGGAGATTTCTTCTACTTCATCGCTTCGTAAAAAGTGACAGTCGGTATCTGTGTGCCTGATCGGAGCCAAGTGCCGAGCTAGAAATTCGGAATATTCAAAATGTTTATACATACAGCATCCGTTAATTTACGGATACAAAAAAAGCCCCCCGAAGGGAGCTTCTAAAGGACATTTATGTAGGTTCAATCTTCCGGAAGGAGTAAACGAAGCAACTCTTCCAATCGCATCGCGGCACGGATGCGCTCTTCTTTCGCATATTGCTCATTCACATCGGTTACGATATCGAGCAAATCAATAGCTTCTTTCTGTGTCATACAGCCTTTCCTCCTTTCGAAACAGTTAAATGTCGAGCACTTACAGAATATTTATTCTCATAATTCGATAATCTATATTGCAATCGCCCTACTTCTTCCCACGCTCTTTCACAACGCTTTGTACATTCAATTAAGGATTTTTCGAGATTTCTGATTTCAACCATAGCATCTTCCAAATTATTAACCTGGGTCATGCCTGGCCTCCTTTCTTTGCAGAGAAATACACCCAACAAGCCGCAATCACAAGCGGTAAAAAACACATAGAAAGAACAGCCAATAAAGCGGCCGTATACATCTTTGCTTCATAAACATTTTTACAGGGAGTTACAGCCTTCGGAAAGTAATTATACATGCGGGCAATTGATTCCCAGGCTGATGGATTAGATACTTGTACATGCTTCCGGCTTCCAGATACAGGTACGGTTAATGAATTTGTTTTCATATCATGAACTGTTTAGCGATTTAGGCAGAAAACAAGAACGGCTGCCATTTCCCGTGTCGCTAAACAGTCCATGATCTTACCACTCCGAAGAGCAAAAGAAAATGTGGGAAAGGCAACCGCCTTAATATCATATAATAGGGGCATAAAAAAAGCCCGCGAAATGTTCGAGCATTAACCGTGCTCTACGGGATGATTAAGTTCATCGGACTGTTTAGCATTGCAAAGATGGGAAAAAATTCAATACGGTTATTCATTATATGAATATTTTTTCCGGGGATTATTCATATAACGTATAAATGTTCACAATGTAAACCCTGATACCATTTTAATCAGATATCTTATTACTTAAAACATAATGAAAAACACATCCCCTATTCAAACCGGCCGTTTCCGGTATCGCATAAGTCTGTTCTAATTCCCAGCCGGACTTTGCCAGGTAGTTCAGCGCATCGAGCATAGTTTTAAACTGAACCTTGTCTTCTTTAATCTTTTTGGCTTGTTCCTGTGATACAGCATCCTCCGTATCACCGAACACGACTTCAACTTTAACTTTGTCTCCTTTAAAGTTTCCATCACCTACGATCTCACAATAAACTTTCTTTGCCTGAGCAAACACACTAACACTACAAAAGAGCATCACAATCAGTAAAATTTTCTTCATGTTACATAATGTTTAATATTAATACGGTCGCAAGTAGGGGAAAAGTTTTCGATATAACAAAAAAAGCCCGGCATTTCTGCCAGACTTCTCCTGATTGATAATGTCAGTTATCAATGAACGCCCAATTAGCAATCATCTTTATAGCTTCACTTATTCAGTTAAAGTTCTTTGCGACTGTATATCTGCAATAGCTATATCTAATAATTCTTTTATACGCCTTATCCACAGCCCCTTAATACCATCAAAACTCCTAGAAATTAACAGATCCCTAACTTTTATGATGAAAGGAAGTTCTTCCTGATAATATATTCCTAGAAAATTATGCTTTTTATAACGTTCAACAAAATACTCATAAATATTTTTTAAATCCGAATTATTTAAAATCAACAAGTTAGAATAAAATTCTTCTGGTTTTAAATATTTTAAATAAGGTCTATTTTTTAAAGGATAATTATATTTTGAGGATGTCATATCAATATAATTTAAAAAAGTGGTTTCTCCTCTACTCAAAGCTGAAAAATATTCTTGAATATTCTTTGCAACTTCTTCCAATTCATATTTTTCCAACTTATCTATAACACTTTGTAAAAACATTAAAAATCTTTCAGATACTCTAGGTACACTCATACATGATATCAATCGATTCTTTATCTCTTTAAAAGAATCACTCTGCTTGATTATTTGATCGATCTGAATATCTGCATACTCCAAGATGGCATCTATATCCTCTTCTACTATTTTTTCTTTATCAAAAAAGAATATATGACTAACAAAAGTCAAAAACTCTTCAATATTAGATATTTCAGCTTTTTTCAATTTTTCCAATTCATTGCTATAGATCCGAAGAAATTCTAAGTCATCTAGTATTTCATATCTTTTTAGCTTGACCCAATCCTCTATTTTCTGCGGAGCACGAAACAATTGATAAGAGGATAACTCTTTTACTAAACGACCTTCATCTAATGCTTGATTCCCTAAATAATCGTTAACAATTTCTATTTCTTTGTAAGAAGATAAAAAATCAAGTCCAAACTCATCTAATAAAGCTCTATATTTATCATTAGTCTTTTGAATAGGGTTTTCTTCTTTATCATTGTGATTCAAATATTTATCAATAAAAAGACCTGGATCATATTTTACACCATCTTTATTGCCTACTTTAAGTTCAAAGTAAGCAATAAAAAATATTATTATTATATAATTCATAAACAAGTCATAACAAGTTTTATTTTTCTTTTTCAATTGATAATGAAATTTATATGCAAAATGAAAAAAATCAACTATGCTACGACGAAAAATTCTCAAATTTTTACATTGTGAAGCTTCATATATTTTAATAATTTGATCTTTGTTTTCTTTTATATGTTTCTTTATGTCTACATATTTTTTCTCAATCTTTACTGCCTCTTTTAAGAATTTATTAAAGATAACTTCTACATCCCAGCTTATTTCAAAAGCAGGGCCTACCAACTTTTCTTTGATTGTGATATATTCAGGAAACTTTTCAATAAGTTTATTTTCATCTGCTAATAGTATGACTTTACATGAATGATGCTCTACTAAATTGTTTATAAAGCCAAACAACTCTTCTAAGTCTATTTTTGTCCTTTCCAAATCATCCAAAAACAAAGCCTTTGTTCCACTTACATCACTCCCTGCTAACGTTAATATAGCAGAAGCATCTAAATTTCCAGAGATAGCCCCATCAGTTTTTGTATCGCCATTTCGATCAAGGTCTATTCGTAACGTTGTCTTCAACAACCCTTTAAAAACTTCTTTTCCGATTTTTGCCGCTTTTGAATATAATAATGGATTCAACTCTGCTCTAATTGCTTCTCGCAAACTTTCAAGAGTTCTCATACCATTCAAACTTATATAGATTGGCTTCAAATTGATTACAGTATTATCTCCTGTTTCTTTATCTTTATTATTATCCAAAAACATCTTCACAAAAAAAGTTTTCCCGCATCCCCAAGGTCCTTTTATCATTACTGCATATTGAGGAGATTTTAAACTCAGGTAATATTTCAGATAATCTTCTACACTTTTATTTTTCATCTTTTTATCATTTTGTTTATTCACAAAAGGTCTAATTATCAATAAAACAGCTACAAAAGCTACAATAGAATGCGTCAATAAGGCTTCTTATAAGGCAACACCACAGGAAGTTTGAACCTTATTCGGCTCGCTTCATTTCCATTACTTCCTTCTTTTGTTGAAACACCTATGCCTACCACACTGGCTAATACACCTATCTTCCCACTATTTTCCTTCACCTCAGAAGTGTTAACTTGTAAATCAAAATCAACAGATGAAACAATAATACCACCACCAAAATCAAGTGTATCAAAGCTTGAATTTGCCACAGAACATGGATTTACTACTACTCCTTTGTCTTGCAATTCATCATTTAATTCATATACAGCCTCAGATAGCTGAGTAATCGTAGACTTAATAAATTCTTTTAGTTCCATAAATAAATAAACAAAGCCTACATTTCCAGGAGGGCATTCCCGTACTTTGCAGGCTTTTTTGACCAATTGGTATATCTTTTCTGAAACTCACTGCATGCCCTCAGATCCTTTCAGCTTCTTATCGTATAGCAAATATGAGGATAGTTTCTGATATAACAAAAAAAAGGCCTGACAAACTGCCAAGCCTTCTCAAAATTGATAATGTCAGTTATCAATGAACGCCCAATTTAAGAGCAGTATCCTTTATCTTATTACTGATATCCAACAAAGCATTTGATAACTGCTGTTGTTCCTCCAGTGTAAACTGAGCAGGTTTACCGTTCACGATCGCTCCATTGATACGCTGATAAAGCCAGCTCCGTGTTTTTCCAAAATAATCCTGAGCAATCTGTGAAAGGGATAAATAGTTATCTACACCACTTAACAACAGCTTCATTTCTGCCTCTTCCCTGATCTCTCTTGCTTCAGATACAGTACGTCGGGCAGAAAGAAGGAAAGCTTTACGAAAGGCCTTACGTTCTTCCGGATTCATTTCAGCTAATGCCTGCGCCATCTTTCCATCGAAAGCAATTTTATCTTCATCCGTTTTCAACGAACGATATTCAGTCATTAAATCTTTCAGTCTTTGTTCCGCATTCATATTATATCCTCCTTTTTTTAATAGATGATCAGACGGAGGGTTCCCCGGCCTAGGGTCCCCTCGTCTGTTCAACTCTGAAGTTTTTTGATTTGGTTGCTTAATTCGATATACTCGTCAAGCATTTCATCAATCGCTTCAAGTAGTTCCGTTTCTGTTGCCATTTCCTCGGCCAGGATCATGGAAAAGAAACGGGAATGGAATTCTAATTCGCCTATTAGTTCTTCCATCCGGGCCTTTAGCCCTTCAAGCGTCATCATGATAACGATACAAAGATAATACTCTTTTGCATATTATCAATATCCATTTGCATATTTATCTGTTAATAAAAAACAAAACCGCCCCACCTATCACAGGCAGAGCGGCAAAATACTAACCCAATAACTATAATACTAAAGCAAAACTCTATTTGTTCTTCTGTTTCATCTTCTCGTCTCGCTCGATCGCCATTTCAAGCGTGTAAAGCGCATCGTAAAGCAAACAATGCTTTACCTGTTCTTTCTTGGTTACATCGCCGGATGCCATTTCATCAACAATACGCTGTTGTATATCGAATATATCTCCCCCGCCACTATCGCCAGTACCGGGAAACACACGGGAAAATTTCTCTTGAATAAAACGCATACTACCCAGAAAAAACCAAAACATAACGGTTTTCACTGCCGGATCTACCTCTTTGAAAAGGTCCGCCGGTCCATCCTCAGATATAGTGAAATTGCCATCTTTCCAAATCACAGATAGAAAATTATCCAGTGCCGTATTGAAATCACTCTTCATTTGTTGCTGCCAGCTCTGCAACATGATAAACTGACCGTAACTAACATTTGTCAAACCATCCTCCGGACCGGCCAGTGTCCGATCTTTCAAAACATAGACAGGGAACGGATTCCGGGTTAAACGGATATCCAGGTCACACCCTTTATCAGTCTCACAAAACAGGAAATCATACACAGCACTTAATACTGTCAGTTGTTCAGGAGTTAAATAAACATTCATGCCAGGAAGAGAAACAGCATAACCATTGCCGGTCGCTCTACGATATGCACGAATACGCCCCCCCAGGCAGAACAGCAACATTTTCAGTTTAGCTTCCTGCACCGTACACCGTTGCGTTAATATGACAGCAAGAAAACAAAGTTGCTCCGCCGTCATTTCGTTCCAATCCCCAGGAACAAAATAGTTTTTTCCTTTAATTGTAATCTTTCTCATAATACGAATATGTGCTTGTCTTTTGAATTAAAATCGAACGTCATCGGTGCCGGTATCCCCAAATCAACAGCATTTGCAACCATAAAATCCGTTATCATTGCTTCCATCGCGGTCACCTGTTCAGCATAGAAATTGCCGTTGTCTACCGGATCTGCATAAAGCGGATAAATAAACGGATTGAACTCCAGTTGTCCGGCTGCTGTACGCTGAACACGAGTTGTCTGGCTGGTATGCAGTTTCGCCACATTCATGGCCAGCCAGACACGGATATATTCTATAAGCTCCTGCCGTACCGGATCAGTCGGCGTTATCAACTCTTCACGTAACGATTTATCCAATGCCCGGCCGATCCACCGCTGCAACTTCATTTCAAGCGCATCCAGCAACGGCCGAAAGTGTTCAAATGTCAATTGTGAGTAATTGATATTTACTTTTCCAAAATCCTGAAACTCTTTCGCGGTGTTCAGATATCTGCCGGTAGCCATTCGGCTATAATACCGGCTATCCTTCCACTCTGGATATTCTTCTAAATGACCGGTCAAATATTCGAGCAACTGATCGAGATTTCTCCACCCACGTTCCTGCATACTTTGTTCCGACCTGGCAATCTTTTGGTCGCTGGCAACAGTCAATTTATCATTGCGTGTTACAGTATGTCCACTGTCACCAATTAACACCCCCAGTTCCGGACTGGCCAGCGATAAAGCTAATGGACCTAATGCACGGGCGACCAAGACGAAAAGCTTTAAATCGCTGGTATTATCCGAGTTACCAGATAACCTTTTAACTAATGCTTCACCCAAATAAGGAAGAATATACTTATCATAAGCATCATCCAGATAGGGGACCATGACCGTAAAAGTAAGCGAAGCATTTACTTTTACAGTCTGTCTCAAATCATCAATCGTCTTTATAAATGGTTGTATCATGGTTTAGACTTTTTCGTTTCCAATACTCTTTTCCGATCCCGTATTTTTATCCAGCGTGGTTAACATGATATTCTTAACCCCGAACTCAATATTTTTATCCCAGCCGTTGATCTCTTTGGCTAAATAAAGCGGTAATAACATCATATCCCGAAGCGGTTTAAACAATACCTGTGCGATGATAAATAACTCACGGGCCTCAGTACCATTTATATTCTTTGACTTGCCGGGTGATGCACCTTTTAGCGACGGATGTACCGCCATAGTGTTGCAAATCACGTTTGTAGCCTCCTCGCTGTCCTCAATGTATTCGCCTCCTTTAATAAACGACTCCAACGGTTTGATAATAATATCATTTTCCTCATATTTATTGATCCGGTCATACTGGAAATGCGAAACAAAACTCTTGCCCGCATTCTCTTCTCCGGAAAGAAAGTCATTCAGGTTTTGCAAAAATTTCTTTTTACAAGCAACTTGTTTATCAGCTTCTGCATCAGTAATACCTTCTGATTTATAGAGTTTCGGCCAAAAACTCATATTGATCGACACATGATATTTCAATACCATCTGGTTCTTCAAAAGGGCTTTCTTAAATTTCGGTATAGCACAACTGAACTCGTACCAATCCAGGAAAATACTCCACCAGTACGGTCGATTGTAATAATATCGACCGGGAACCGGCATATTTAGGCTGACAGTATAACCGCTTTCTCCTTCATCATCCTTCTCACCGGTATCAGGATTAATTGCCAGTCCTGTACGAACTTTCAAATCATAAAGAGGTGATTTTCGATCAAGCAACCGGGTTACTATCACATCATCCGGAGCACTCTGCTCTCCCCATTGCGACGAATAACCGTGATATTCGATACGTTTTGTAACATCATCCTGCTTACTTATCCGACTGAAACACATTTCTCGGTGCCATATCTGTACAACCCGCGGTTTATCGTTTTTTAAACGTTTTCCAAAGGATAAGTGTACAAAAGCATCTCCAAACACGACCAGGTCGGCAGCAACCTCCTGCATGACTCTCATATAATTGCTATCAGACAGGAATTGAAATATTTCCGGAGCGTCGTCAGGTAGCAATTCGTCGATCTTAATCTCTCCTTCGCTTTTCGTTCTGCGAAATACTGTAAGGCCATCGCCGTAGGCCATGTTAGATTTAAACTCAATATTACTTCCCACGATCGTGTTCTCGTGTATTTTCTTCATGATAATAAGCGGTAATTTATTATCATGACCGAACGGAACAAAATCTATTTCTTTCTTGGCTACTGTCGAACCTTTCGCTGGAATTACGGTAGTAGCCGTAAACTTTTTATCTTCCAGAAACCCGACATCTTCCGTCATTACGACAGCGGCACCGGCTCCCTGAAGAAAAGCGGTATTGCCAAACTCATATACATGTTTCCGAGCCATTACGCATATATTTTTTTACCATTAATCCGGATGATCATGCAACGCACAAATTTACGCGGGAACCGTTCTCCTTTTATCCGGATATTCACCGTCGATCCCTTTGCATATATCGAACTAAATACCGCAGCCTCATAGTGTTCAATAGAGCCGGGCCGACCATTGCCTTCCCGACTCTCATTCAACCGCACATACGAAAAAGAAAACATCTTATATCTTCCCCGTTCATCCTTCGTTTGCATCACATCCCAGACATCACTTTGTTTTATCCTTTTTTCCATACTTCCACCACAGATAAATTAAACCAGCAACAGCCATCAGTACGCCGACCAGCCACCACCAGAACGGCTGCGTACCGGCTTTAATATCCAGATCCGTATTCTCTGTTTTCTCATGGCTTGTCTCCCGATCCGTTTTAACCTTACCGTTCGAGTCCTCTTTCGTATTTTCCGATATATCGGACTTTTCATTTTGAGATTCCTGCTCACGACCTTCTGCCCATCCTTCATTTTTAACGGGATAGTTCCCGTTCTGATCGGGGGGCTTACTAAGATCGTAATCCTTCCAGTGTATCCGAAGATTTCTCCACCGGTCGACGACGGTGGTGGTGGCGGTAATCTTCGCATCAGTTCGAGCTGTAAGCCAAACAAGCTCATCTCGTTCCTGCGATTTTCCACTATCGTGTACACCGTCAGAACGATGAACAGCACACCCCAGCAAACAAGTAACCAAAATTCCGGAAATCGTAAGTATTCGTACATATTTCATATTATTACCATCCAAAAGGAAGTTCATAAATACAATACCTCATTCACATTTTCTCCCAACCGGCTTCAATATCAGCCATATCAATATGCACGCCATTCTCCACATAACACATTGCATCCACTAAAGCACACATGGTTCCTTTATCAGTAAGATCCAGCCCGCAACATTCCGGCATCTGCATTTCCTTACAAACTGTACGCACATATGCCGCTGTATTATTCTCATTGCGCGGGGCCCAACGTTCGACCAGTTCCTTAACTGTATGCAGATTGTAAGAGCGCTGATACTTTTGTAACAAAAGCATCATGGCACGTACTCCGTCCGCCATCGTTTTAAACTCTTCAAAAGCCTGATCTTTCTTATCTGCTTTTGATACTTCGCCATTCCAGTCGTTACGTTCCGAATTGCGGATATTACCCGGATTATTGTTCCGGATTCCCCTGGGTTGTTTTGCCATTCTTATTTTCCTCCTTATCTAAAATATTACTGATGTTCTTACCTAATTTCGATTCAATTTCCCCTCTTAGTTGTAGCTTCAGCAACTTAGGAAATAACATCTTTGGCCAAATAATCAATACACTCCCTAACATACTCCACAGCTCACAGGCACAAGCCAGAGCACACCCACCTTTTGTCAAAAGCGATGCATCGTCACCAAATATCCGTTCAGTAGCATACACAACCAGCATAAAACCACCGTATACGATAACCTTAGCCGGTGTATCTCTTCCACTCTGCGAAAGCAGGAATTTGCCTTGTTTTCTGGCCGAAAGCATTCCGAAAGCCATATCCATCAATATAGCCAACCCCATAGCTGCGAAAGCATATTTAACTGGTGCCATGAAGTTCAACAAAAAAGCAGCAAAGCTCATCAGCCATCCCCAGGAAGAATTAAGAACTCCCTGAAGCTTCACCAAAATACGCTCCACGATCGGGGCAAATGTTTCTATTATCATCGTGATCAATATTTTCTGCAAAGATGCCGGGATGTTTGATTGATATAAAGGACAAAGTCCTTTCCCCCAGTGGAGCCGAAGAGAAACAAGCTACCTTAGAGCCTATATCAATAACGATAAATTCAGGCAGTTTCTCTCGGTATTCTCACAAGAAAAAAGTCAATAAATTGACTTTTAAAAGGAAAGGGGGTATGGGAAAACGTAGTTTTCTCATTGTCTGGCAACAGACCACGCGACGCCCTCCAAAAAAATGCGGCAGCAGATTCGATTTTTCACCTTATCTGCTGCCGCCCTCAAACGGATCGCGCATGAAATGCGCCTACCGAATTAATGTAAAAAGATGATGCCACCACTTGCAACCGCAAGATCCGGCATAAAGAAGTTTGCACCAACAAAAGCCGTGTCCCATGCGTCAGTGACGTGTGTCTTGTATTCGTCCGGTGCATCAGGACTATCTTCGGTGGCTTCTGGGCTCTTATCTTTTTCAAAGCCGTTCTTACCAACCTTAACGGCTGTCTGTTCCATTGCCAATTTTAAAAACTCGTTGTGGTACATATTGAATACAGGATAGAGTAGATCCGGATCATTCTTTAATGCACGGTCTATCTGTTCATGTCGCCAGTCATGGCGGCTGGTCTGACCTATATAAACATCTGTCACATCCCATCTATATTCATTCAGCACACGAATGATAGTGTCTTTGTAGGACTCAGCATTATTACCGGTAGTCCAGACAAATGTATGGTCATAGAAGAATATAATATCACGCTTGATTTTGTATTTATAATACTCACATACCTGGCGCACCAACTCTTCCAGTTTTGCAGGTGTCTTAACAAAAAAGCTCTTCAACGTTCGCAGCTGGCGACCTTGCACCTGACACACACAAGCGGTATTGATAGCGGAGTTACTATCGAAGGCGATAATAAGCGGGGCATCCATGTCGAGATCACCATCGGCCAGGCAACCGGCTGTTTGTAGCTTATTCCAGTCCGCTCCCATACTCCCCATATACCGCGTGTCACCTGGTGTATAGAAGTGGTGTTCTCCCAATCCAGAATAAAAGCCATTGGCTACGCGGAACAGGCGCTCGTTCATAAAGGCAGTACGCCATACCAATGTTGGAGAGTCACGGTACATTTGCCAGATATAGTCTTTACCTACAACCTCCATATTATCGAATATATCGTATTCTCCATAATACACAGTATATTCACGTGTCTTTCCTCTGGTTTGCTTTACTGGCGGCTGATATCTTCTTGCAAGCATCAAGTCACGTCGTAATTCTTTATACTTACGTCTTGTATATTCATTCTGCTCCGGAAGGCATTCTGTGAGTTTCATTTCTCGGTATAGATTTCGGATCAGGTTGATATGAGCCGGGTTCATTTCGTTTATCTTATCCAATATCCAGCGACCAGATTTCACAGTCGGCATATCAGTACTATACATTACAGAGTGATGCCAGGGACAATGACCATAATCTTGCACATTACCACGATTGGCCGGATTGACCTCTGTTTTGATTTTGTCATAATCCAAGAACTTAGCTTCTGGCCCTATCACCCAATCAAGCGACATGGAGTTAGCCGACATTCCCTGGCTAAAGGAAAGAACAACCATGACTGTTCCATTCCAAAAATGTATACAGTTTCCCCATGCATCACGGAGCGGTGATCGTTTTGGCTTACCAAAATTGACTGATTGAGGAGCTTTACGACCTACAAAAAAGTGTACACCTTCGACATATCCCCATTCCGCTAGAGCGTGAATGATAGCAGGTAAGGTATTGCCCCAAGCTTTAGCATAAGACGGGGATATCAACGCTCCTGTACTGCCAGGCATAGCCCAAACATTTCGGAGTATAAATCGCGCATCCAGTCCCTCAGATTTACCTGTACCTCGTGAACATACCCAATACTCATCATGAGCAGCAATAGCCATTCCCATGCGTTGCATACGGTTAAAGAACTTCTGTTGTATATCCTGCCCTTTCCTGACAAAAGCTTCAGTCATTAGTACCATCGGTTATCGGTTCTACATCAATTATATCACGATCATTTTTAAATAAGGCCCGGAATGCTTTACGTTCTTCCTCCAAGTTCGGGATAGGTTTAAATTCATCACCTAATAAGGTAACATCATCAGAAGGTTCAAACACTGGCGGCTGCCAGCCGGTACGATCAATTTCATCATCTTCTTTATCAGCCCTGGTATATTTGCCAATCTTGTCTGCATTGGCGGCTATGCCCTTCGGATCTTTTGCATCTTTGGCTATTTTAATACCTTCTTTTGCCGACTCAATAATTATATGACGATACCAGTTTTTACTAGCAAGTTGTATATTACCGACAAGTCGTTTAATTGCTGCAACATCCCGATAAGCAGTAGCCGGCGAAACAGGATAACAAGAACCACCACACCCACCAGTCAGAAATGTTACCAGATCTTTATCCTGAGTAACCGGATCTTCCAATAACTTTGACACACACAGCATCCAGCGTTCCTTTTGCTGCATCTCTCGATCGGAAAGAAATTGAGCTGCATCTTCCCGACCTTTGAATAAGACCATTTCAATCTTATCGTATGATGTAAGTTCCTTTGCCATAACCAAACAATTTAAAAAGGGAGAATAAGACAATGCAATACGCCGCTTATTCCCCCTGATTTCATATTAGTGAATGTCTTATTTCAAACCTTCCAGTTCAGCCAATTCATGCTTGTACTCTTCCAGCCTTTTTTCAGCCTTATGTTTCAGGTTCAGCTTGCCATTCTTATCATGTGTCTGAATAGACACCTCCGTACGACGTATATTTTCTTTCAGTCGCTCGATACGGTTTGCAATCTGCATCCCCTTTAGAACTTGATCGGTCGGTAATTCTTCAGTCCGTTTCTCTTGAAGTTTCAAAGCAACATGTTTACCTTCTGCCCAGGCATCAATCTGATCCCATAAACCGGCGCGCTCTATCCAAAGATCACGCACTTGATTGGCAATAGGTGCCCGTTGTTCCGGAGTGAGTGATTCATTTTGCATCTCAGTAAAAAGAGAAGCATAAAGCGGGGTAATATAGCGAACACGATCAAAGATCAAACGAATATTATCCGGCAATGATGTATAAGTTACAATCTTTGCACCCGGACGAAGTACGGCCAAACGATCCTGCAACTCTTGTAGTTCCTCTTGTGCTTCTTCCAAATCGGATTCTAAAGCGGCTATTTCTTCCGATTTATCCTCGTTATCATCTTCCAAAGCAGTGATTTTGTCCTGAAGGGCAAACAACTCTGTTTCTTTTACCAGTATTTCCTTCAGCACTTTGTCGCCTAGAACTTCATTCGCCTTTGCATCAGCTGCTTTCGCAACAGCAACAGCCGTGGCCATCGTTTTTGCAGCTACTTCAACCGCCATCATTTGTGGTCTAGCTCCTGCCATGCGGGTAATGGATGTCAGTTTATTAACCAGTACTGTGTAATGGTTATCAAACTGAGGTGCGTCGGCAACTTCACTAAAAAACGAAAGGTATTTACTTTTCATTTCTTCCGGAGCTAAAGAACGGAAGAGAGCCACACCGTCAGCATATCTACGCTGACGGTTGGCTAACCAGTTTTGTAAGGTTATCTTTTCCATTAAGAACCGGGATTTTCTGGAGCTGAAGCCACTCCGGTAAACAATTCGGAAAGGTCGATAGGCGTTCCCATCACAACCATTGGCGCAACACTGTCGGCCTCGAAGGTGAAAGACCAGCCTCGTTTATCGGCAGGAGCTTTACCCCCATCGAAAGAAGCAGTAACCATGCAAGGATAACCCTCCTGGCCAATCAACTGCTGATGTTCACCGTTCTCGATAATCAGGTAACCTGGAGTATTACAAATCTGACGGGCAAAAGCAGCCGCTTCGATTTTGCTACCCGGATGGAAGAACTCGCCGGTAATCTTATAACTCTTACAGTCCGTTTCTCCCTGTATTTCTGCTTTATACCCCACCGTAGCACGAGTTGCATAGATAGGTATTGGTTTATCCCCACTTTTCACGAATGTAAAAGCACCGGTTGCCGTCACAAAATCAGCGGCTTCTTTTGGTTCTTTGGGTAAAGCTGGCACTACAGTAACCTCACCTTCAGGTATAAAGGCAAGACGGCCTTTATATCCACCCATATTATCAGATCCGGCCGGCCAAAGTACCGGGCCAAATACTGCGGCACACATCACTCCGTCAGTTGATATGTCAGGAATTATACAGATGGCGCATACCAATGCGACCAAGAACAACAACACTAGATTTTTATTGATATTTTTCATTGTATATGTATATTATGTAAAACAAACGAAAGGGCAAGAATGCCCTTCCTTGTTAGTTATCAGGACTTGATATAAATACCAGACGCAGTAAAGTCTTTACCTTCAGTAACTGTCACACTACCGTTTTCTGGTTTTGTATAGCCTGCTACATCCTTGTAGTAGATGGTATGTGTACCATCCGGAACACCAAGTAAAGTATCATTACTCTTCATCCATTCACCGTTCTCTCCCAGTTTCCATCCGGCACCAGCTTCAACTGCTTCTGCTGATGTAATGGTAACAGTTACAGCAGCACCGGTTACATAATCACCTGCTAAATCTACTCCCTCATTGGTAAATTCATTTACCTGGAATACTTTTTGATGAATATCCTGGAAACGGGTACCATAACCAGCCTGAAGCCAGAACTGAAGTTCGTTCGGATCTTCGAAAATATCACGGATCTGAACAAACCGGGTTGCCTTTTGTGTATTTACACCAAAATCCATCATACCCGGACGAATCAGTATTAAAGCATGGCCTGTACCATAAGCCTCATGTGTAATGGGTTGCAAACCTGGGAACTTTGCATCATCCTTAACAGCCTTCCAGAAATCTTCAGTTGATGGACGGGCAAAAGCATTGACCTTCTGACGGTATGCTTCTTTACAAATCATTTCGATCTGGTCGGAGTAATAAAGTATCGCACTGCGTTTCAGGAACGGATGTGCTGCACGAAGGAAGTTAACAAGGCGATCATAATCATTCACACCATCACCACCGGCGAAAACGCCAGTGCGTACCAGGTTGCGATTAGCCATATTAATGTCATTTGTCGTCTTGAAATGATCAATCCACGGGAAGAAGCCGGTAAATGATGTCATCGGACTGAATACGTTATCATTACGTTCTGCGAAAAAAGCGGAGAAAGTCACATCTTCAGAATGACTGATAATGTGGCTATCTACTACAAACTTTTCCATCGGATGTTTTTTCGTCGTGTGATCTACACGTTGTCCGGCGTTAGAAAGAATTTTCTTTTCTGAGTAGTTCAGAATATTATCTTTCAGACGGGCAACTGTCAGTTCCGGTTTGATGGACATTTCAACAATCTTACCGATCTCATTCGGATAATTAATTTCCGCACCGGCTTTGTATGGGCCTGTATGTCCGGCTTTGCGGCGGGCGTTCGTAATTACATCCTCGTTCTCAATTTCAATTACGTTCAGCTTCATGTCTGCTGCAAACGCCTGAAACGTGAAATACGGCAACGTACGAAGTACGCCGTCATAATCAATAGCATAACGTTTCAGCTTTTCAATATCTAACAATCCTTGTTTTGCCATGTCTGTTACTTATGTGTAAAAAATCCAATTTCCTGCGCTTTAGCCATGATAGCAAGCGTATCTCCGTCGTGCTTTTCCGCAAAGTCTTTGATGTCCTCTGCTCCGGCTCCCGGTTCATTATTAACCTTAGCTTCCGATTGTTTTGTAACCGGTGTCCCCTTTAGTTCTGCCAGATCAGATTGAAGCTGTTCAACCTGCTGGTTCTTCTGTTTCAATTCATTCTGTGCAGTAGCCAGTTGTTCCTGCAACCCGGCATCCGCACTGCCTTTCTCAAATGCTTCAAGCAATACTTCAACTGTGACTTCTTCCACTTTCATTTCCGGAGCATCCCCCAGAACCTGATTGAGAAGCTTGTTCCAGTTATCAGCAGCCTGTTTCATTGCGTTATACGCATCATCTTTCAACCACTTCATAAATTACTATGTATTAAAATAATTAAGTACATTTTCAAAAGTATCTATCTCATCAATCATCCCCAGGCTGATCGCTTCAGGAGCAAAAAACATCTTACCGGTAGCCCAGGTGCTCTGATCTTCGTCAATCACTCCAGCACGCGCATTCGCGATACTGGAGATAAAATTCTCGTTGTAGGTATCACACACCTTTTTGAGAGGAGCTGTATCGCCCTGTATTGCTTTGTAAAATTCTTGATTTTTGTCAGTCGATTTGGTTGCATACACTTCAACCAGTTTGACACCCATATTTTCCAATCGCTTACTAGCATCCACAATCGTCATGTAAGTACCAACAGATCCGATTCGGCAAACAGTCGAATTTGCTACCACCCGATCACATGAGGCAGCAATACCATAGGCGGCAGATGCTACAAAATCGTTACAAAAAGCAACTACCGGCTTGTTTCGCTGGCTGATCGCTTCCTGCAATATCCGGCACCCCATACCTTCACCACCGCCCGAATCAATGTTCAAAACGATGGCCTTGATATTATCCTCGGCATAACAACGCGCCAACAAGTTCGCTTTGGTTAACATACCCGAAGGCCCACAATCCTGATCGTATTTGGTGATTGCACCATTAATACTTATGATGGCTACTGAGTTCTTCGGGGCATCCTCCGGGGCACTCCATCCACCATAATCGCTGATTTGGTAGGCTCCGTTCTTAACGGCAGCAAACTGTACAGAGTTATCACCAGTGCGTTCTTTTTCCTGAAGAGCGTTACGCGGATGGCCGGTAAGAGCAATCGGAGTAGTGAGATAAGATGTAACAAGGGGGAGATAGTTTGCAGCGAAGGTTTCTTCGACAAACCAAACTCCCCCTAAAATATTGTGCAGATAAAGCATATCACTGTTTTTTGTGCAATGATATACCTATATATATAAGGTATAAAGGACTTGTTAGCTCAAAAGTAGTTGTGGCGAAAGCTGTTTTCCCGTTACTGTTAATTTATACCCAGAAAATCCCCCCGGACTAGATGGATGAAAAATTTCAAACCGGCATCTGAGAGGAAAGCGCGGGGAACCGAGTACAAAAATGTCCCCATTATAATTTTGATACTTCATTACAGCAGTCAACCGATTCAATCGTTTACAATATTCAATACCATCATTATCCAGATTCTGCTTTGGAATCTGGATTGTTACAGTAATATTATAGAGCATACCTGATTCGGAATCCTGCGGATCAACCTTCACTGTCGCTCCATAACGTCCCGGTTTAATCTGCATCCAATCATTTCCGGACTTTAAAATAACAGAAGCAGATAGCTCTGTTTCAACCACTCTTTCCACTTTCGTAGAGAAAATAAACCAGGCATTTGAAATGCCACCCATATTATCAGCCATAACAAACTATAATTAATTGATAATCAATCATTAGCCTTTTTTGTCAACATTTTGTCACCAAAGTGGACAAATCAATGCATTTGGTCGGAGTAAAATACAGATAGATTTAACATCTATTATACGATCGTTTCTTACTATCCCTTCGTACCTTCTTCCGCCACCGATAATAATTCTTAAGCAGGGCATCCTCAGAAATCTCCGTAATATCATAAATTCGCATAAAACGAAAAATACTTTCAGCATACTCAACTCCTTCGATGTGTTTCTTAGCATCTGCATAATCATGTATCTCTGCAAAAAACATCACTTCAACCTTACGTTCAAATATTCTCTGAGATCGTTCGCTCAAATAATTATAATAGGCAGGATCTTTACCACACCTCCGGTCTGGCAAAGCAATTTCAAACGTACCACAATCCAAAGGGCATTCCTCCGGCCGTCGTGACATCAAATCAAATAGCACATGGTACAAATCTAAGTGATCGGGTAAAACAATAGCCCCATCACGACAACCGTTGAATTTTCCACGAAGATACTGTTCCAAGTGTTTTTTTATGTTTATCTTTATAGTTACCATATCAATTTTGAAGAATTAGACCGTCAATTCGCTATTTTTTACTCTATAAATATGTATGTTTTTGCGACCAACAGACCAACAGACCAACAAGGATGAGCAAAAACAACGCTAATTTACTAATTTTCAACTATATAACAAAATTATAATTAGAAAAAAGCGACCAACAGAAAAATACTTTTGTTGGTCATGGCGTCAACGACCAACAAAACCGACTCGACCAACAGCGTCCAACAAAAATAGAACTAAAACAACAACGACCAACAGAGAACAACCCTATTTATTATTATATATATTATTGATTATTATATATTTATATTCTATGTATTTCAAAATCGTTTTACGCTTGTTGGTCTGTTGGTCTGTTGGTCGCTTTTTGAACAAAGATTTCATTTCAAAATCGCGAAACTCTTTCTTATTTCTTTTTTCAGATCAAGGGGGTGCGGGGGAAAAATAGATAAAAAGGAAGAACCGGCCTTCCTGGGTCGATCCGTCTTGTCTTTCCAACAAAGGCAGTTCTATCCCATAAAGCCGGTTCTCCGGATTTTAAAATACTATCAGCATCTAAAAACGATAGGAAGGCGTTTCCTCCTTTTCTTCAATCCTTTCTTCTCTCTCAAAATCAATATCCAACAGCTCCTTCAGTTTGTCATAATTAAACGTGACAGCGGAGGTATTATTTTCTTTGTTGGTTATGATCCGTTTCATGGTATTATCTGTGATCATTTCCCCATCTATCCCGGTAGCGATATCCCCTTTCGGGACTTCTTTCACTTCCTGCCAACGGAAACGGGTAGACCGGACGCGGCCGATATAAGACTCATTACTTTCAAAATAAGTATTCAACGATTGCTGTGACAAGGCTTCATTTCTTGCCAGTGCAGCGTACATCGGATAAATATTAGTCATATTCAAATATAAAACGCGAGTATCGGCCGGATCTAGGACTCTTATTTCTGTATCTTTACCCTTTGTTTTAAGAGTGAGCTTAATCGGTACCTCAATCTTGTAATCTCGACCAGGCATAATACTACCTGTATCAATAAGATAATTAATATTACTGAAGAAATTATACATTCTATTCGATGTACTGATCGATTCCACCTGTTTAGCTACTTTTTCTACAGCGATCCGGAAGAACTCTTCATACGTAAATGGTAGCTGTAATACAGTATGCTCTTCTACTATTTTGCATACAGCCAAGAACATTGATACAGTTTCTAAGATACGAGATAATCCATCGGTGTTCGTTACTAATACACGAACATTATCTTTCAACTCTTTGAATACTTCACCGTAGACTTTTACGTAGTTATCAAGTAGAGATTTCCGGCAGGCAAGTATTTCAAGTAGCACGCTATGTAGTCCGCTTTCTTCATATGCTTTCAATTCATTGAAGATTTCTTCTTCCTGCTCCGTTCGATCGTCACGCTTCGGGACATCACAAATAATACAACGGTTAGCCAGTGAATTATCATCCTGTTGGGGACTCTCCTGCCCCATTATGACCAAAGCAGCGTTTACCTGGCTACTGTCGATCTCCTTGCTTACGGCATCCTTACGCTTCTGTTTACCTTCTCCATCGTACACTGCCGATTTCAAAGCTTGAAAGATCACTGGGTTGATATCCCTATCATTGTACTCTTCCAGCATGATCGGAATATTCCGGTAACGTTCAAGCCAGGAGAACAGAGCAGCAGGAGTGCCGGAATTTAGGTTAAATGTCGGTGTATCCGGCGGCATTGACAGCGACCGAATCGAATAACCGACCTGAGATTTACCGGAACCGGTAGGCCCGATAAAGAACAAAGCGGTAAATGTTCTGCGAACATTATAAATATCGCTACGGAAAGCACTCATAATAGAATACAGGATAGCCCATTTCCCGTTGTTGTTCAATGTATAAACTTCATTCATCAAGGCAGACCAGTGTTTAAAGTCAATTTTCTTTTTAGGCTCCCGATATTTAATGAAGCGATCCAAAAAGTAACGGTCACTATCCCGGCGTTCACTGGCATAGATTTTTGAAAAAGCAGGTATATAATAATATTGCTTATTATGTTCAACAAGCCCTAAATCAGAGACATACTGTAACTGTTGCTTCCCGTCGATCTCATGCACAATCGCGTTACTAAAAGCGAAAAAGCCTTCATCATACCAGCCAAACATACGGAGCTCATAGCACTTTTTAAATTTACCCGCCCAACTATCCATAATGAGATCCAAATGATTTTGGTTTCCATTACTGAAATTTATATCTCCTTCTTCCCATAATCGCTTCCGGAACGTTTGTAAAGTGATCATTTCAGCACTGATCCATTCCATAAAGACAGGGTATGAATAATTGGCCTGCGTCAGTTGAACGATACGTTTATTTGCCTGGCTTTCCTTATCGTATACATGCAATAAGGGTTCAATATAAAAGTTTCCCACCCGCATGAATGATTTCTTTCCATTTGCAAATATATAGGCAACTTTTCTCCCCCCCCTATCAACATAAGGGAAGAACTGATAAGCTTTCCATAAACGGTTTATCTCCGGATCATCTTCTACATAATCAGGCAACTTGGAAGGATCAAACATTAATGAGGCACCATCTACCTGCAGGGCATCACTATTAAATCGAGCGGCTGATTTACGAATATCCAGATAAGGCTTTAGTACATGTTCGAGGGCGGTTTTTGTAACCCCTAACAATCGAGCATAGTCAGTAGCCTGGAACGCCCGTGTTGTCGCATCGGCATAAGAGATCAATTCAGCACATCGTTCAAGTGCAATCTTCTTTTGATTTTCCGGAGCATCTTTGAAAGCACTGTACAGACCGACATAGTATTCATTAAAACCAATTTCTTTTTCCGTCTCAACTGTTTTCCTCCTATCCTTTCCTTCATCATCAACATACATTTCTGTCGATTTTATATACCGGCTCATACTAACTGTAAAGCCGGTACAAGTGAGGGATCGGATAAATGTAAGTTCTGCCGGTTCCTGAACAGTATCTTTATTTATTGTAAAACGATCACGGCAACGGATCACAGAGGAGACTCTACGAAGTTCCTGTATTTCCGGAACTCCGGGTATTCCGGTTACTAAAACTGTTGGACGCTCTCCCCAACTCTCAGTAAAGCGTTCGATCGACCAGGTGATTGTTATCTGCTTGCCATCTGTACCGATCAATTTGGCAGCATCCTCCAAACCTGTGAAACCGACTTCTTCCGACTGCTTCGGAGCGTCTTTCTTTCCCATCGCCTGCAACTCTCCGACCAGTGAAGTGATCAGCTCCCCATCAGCCTTAAACTTTTCAGCTAGCGATGTTATAAATGCTTGCCGTTGCAGTTTATCCGGAACAACAGAAATACTCTGGGCAATAACACGAAGTACTTCTGTCTTTCGTATCGGATCATCCATTTCACCTTCAAAAGCCTTATATATGAAGGATATGAAATCTGTTTCATTTTTCTTGATATATTTAGTCAGTTTATCCTTACCCATTTTATGAGCAAAGCTATCCGGATCTTCTCCATCCGGAAGCAATACGGCGCGAACATTCATTCCTTCGGCCAGAAGAATATCCATATTCCTGACAGATGCTTTCATTCCAGCAGCATCCCCGTCATAAATTGCCGTGACATTACGGGTAAATTTTTTAATCATCCGTACCTGATCCAATGTTAATGCCGTACCGCTTCCGCATACTGTATTAGAAAGCGAGTACTGAACAAAGGATAAAACGTCAAATTGCCCTTCAACCAAATAGCATTTATCAGCCTTTGAGATCTCGGGCCGTGCCTGATATATGCCGAATAGCGTTTTGCCTTTATGAAAAAGAGAGGTCTCCGGAGAATTAAGATACTTACACTGTGGGTCTGTCCCAAGAGCTCTACCGGTAAAGCCTATTACTTGTCCGGACAAAGAGTAAAAGGGGAACACTATCCGATCCACAAAACGGTCATACACCTTCCCGTTCTCTTTAATGGAAACAAGCCCTGCCTTTTCCAAAATTGATAGATCATAACCTTTTAGCCTTGCCTCATTAGCCAACCAAGAATAACCGGTCGGTGCATATCCTGCACCATACATAGAAAGTATCTCCGGATCAATATGTCGAGTTCTAAGATACTCCGCCGGTGCCTTTTCTTTTAATTGTGAAATAAAGGATTCTCCGGAAAACGACAAACAGATCTGCAGTGCTTCACGTTCTTTAGCCTTTACTTTTTCTTCATCTGTCAGTTCTCGTTCCGGAACTGTTATATTATATTTGGATGCGATCAACTTAGCCGCTTCGAAGAAAGACAGTGCTTCATGCTCCATGACAAACCCGATCACATTTCCAGCCTTACCACAACCAAAACATTTCCAAATTTTTTTAGCAGGACTAACGACCAGGCTCGCATCTTTATCCCCATGAAACGGACATACGCCTTTATAATTTACACCGGCTTTACGCAGTTTTACGTAATCACTAATCACATCGACAATATCAGTAGCACTGATAATGCTTTCAATCACATTTTGAGGTATCATCTATTTTAATATTATCGTTAAACAAACTTAGTTGCCGGGCTTCAAATGCCTCTTGTAAAGAAACTTTCAAAGTTGTAGCTAGTCTTAGATACTCCGCATCAGTAGGGGATTCCTCCCCTCGATATAACTTCCAAAATCGTACCTGATTAATATTTACAGCGCGAAGAAATTCCTTTGTCACAGCAAAATATTCCGGGTTTACTAGCTTAATCCGGAACAATTCTAAGACAAGATTACGTTTTACAGAAGGACGATAAACAATATTCTTACGATGTATGTATAACTTAACAGCAAGTTCCGTTTTACCCAACTCCTTAGCTATTTCATTCAATGTCTTTTTCCCCAGGTTCTCCCGAAGGAAGCTTTCTTGGCTTTCTGACCAGTGTTGCTTTTTCATGTCGCCTAATTGTTTTATAATCCGAACTAAAATCATAATCGCTGTTACCCTCTAAGATAAACATGCAGACAATCTTAATAAAGAGTTCCCGATTCTCCTCTCTCACTTCATTGTCAAGAGAAAACACACCCCCTACTCTCATTTTCATCAATTCGCTGTAAACACCATTTACATAATCACGAAAATGATCAGTCCCCATCTTTTCTTTATATCTGGAGATCCAATCCCAATCCGTCAACCGAAACGAAGCATAACTATCCATCTACTACCTCCAGATTATCAAATTCAGAACTATCCAGATTAAACATTTTATCATAAAGAGGATTATCTTCCATGATACAAGCACCGGGAACCCCTAAATGAAATTCCAGCCACTTCAGAAAATCTTCCTTATCACAGTCCATCGGGCATTCAACTTCATAAGTCAATTTTGCTATCATACTAAAATAGAGTTTCAAGTTGTCGTTTTAAACTCATCATCTTCTTATCAATATCCGTCCGATCGCAAGCCTGTTTACCAGCCAGGTAACAACGAATAGAGTCATCTAACCATGACGCTTCCTCTTCCGTTATTTGTTGGATGATGATATTTCCATCCTTATCCTTCTCTGCATACATATTTACCTAATTAATTTAATCGTACATACTTACCTTATAAGCTACAAGGCTTTAAAGTTGCCCCTTGACAGGAAGGGATAGCAGAGGAAATCCGCATAGCGATTGGAACGAATAGCCTGACGGCTCTGCCGAAACGCCCAGTCTCACTTCTTTCCGTTCATTGCTTGCAATAAGAACTTGCCAGGCTTAAATTTTACCGTTGTCCTAGCAGGGATTTGAACCGGTGTCCCGGTCTTAGGATTACGCGCAAGGCGTGTGTTCTGCGATCTAGGTGTTAATGTCCCGAAACCAACGATTGCAATTTCTTCTTTTTGAGATATTTTTTCGGTTACGATGTCAATATAGGCATCTAACAACTGTTTAGCACTCTGTTTCTGTACACCTGCCTTATCTGCTAAGGCTTCAATTAGTTCTGCTTTGTTCATAACTTTAATTGTTTGATAATTAATAATGTATTTAATAATAATGTATCCCTCTAAGTAAGATCATACTGTTTTATGATATTTGCTAATTGCTTCTTGAAAGTTCCTGCCGAACCAATATACTTCATCAGCATTTACCAATTGCAGGGTATAGAAGATACCAATATCATCAACGCAAGTATTTTGCTTTATAATCTGTATATTACACTCTTTTATAATCTCATCAAATAATTCAAAATGCTTTTTATTGACAAATACTTCTATCTGCAGCTTGGTGTCGTCAAGTAACTTTTCTTTTTCCTTCGCTTTGTCAGAAGGAAGAAACTCTCCTGCACTTGTTCTATACCCATATTTCCCCGTTGTGTTATTGATAGTCCATCCTTCGAGGATAGAACCACAAGATTCACAACATCTTTTAATATCACTGTTTTCGTGACCGCATTTTTTACATATCATGTTTTTTTAAGTTATTTGTTACCACAAATCCTCTGAAGTTAACATACCACCTATAAGAGGCTGCTTTAATTGTCCCGTTTCTTTAACCAACGCATAAGCTTCTTTTCTGGTTAAAAATCTATTCTTAGTAGTAAGAAATCCTTGTACCACATTACTGCTATCTGGCATTTTTAAAAGTGCTGCCTGTTGGAATATTCCAGGATGCCTCCACCCACATAGCACAATGCCAGTATCAATATTGTATGGCTGATACGAATAAGATTCTTCATCATTCACATGAATTGCTGCGCACATCACGTATTCTGTTTTCCCATCATTCATATGAGCTTCCAATCTCTTCTTGTCCATGACTCACATTTTTTTAGTTATTAGTCTTGTATTCTTTGTAGCTTCTGAACCAAATGAAGAGCTAATGTCATATACTCTTTTACTTGAGCTTCACTTGGTAAACCATGGCCAAAATCCCGTATACCCAGCAATGTATCACATCCTGAACATGAGCCATAATAGGTGTGTGTGATCAAATATTCGCTGGCGCAAGGTTGATAAGTTTTAAGAGGTATTAGAAACAATTGGGTTCCTTGCCAATCACCATCATCTACCACAGTAATCTTATCTATATTATATCCTTCAATAACATACCTAAATATCGCCTTAACTATATCTATATATTCTCCATATTCTGACTGGGGTGTAGTTCTAAAATAGTTTCTTAGGACTTCCTTTCTGTCCTCCCATTGATTGATTATTTCTTTTATCATACTCATTTCTTTTTTAAAGTGAACTATCTTGTCCCCGTGCTTGACACGGGGCCGCAGAAGAACAGGCAGTATCAAAAGATACATATAGGATACGGTTTGTGCCTTTGCGATCCCGTGTCAAGCACGGGAACGGGATAGCTCACCTTTTTTTAATTGTTAGCTAATTACTACATACCGTTTATCTTTCGTCTGCGAAGCATCATCAACCTCTACTTGGTTTATGTCCCCTGAATCCATCAAGACTGTGGCGTTAGGATTATATTCTTCCAATACGCCTATAAGTTCTTCTACTGTCATAACTCGTTATTATTTAAATTTGTGCTATAAACTTTTTTATTTCATCGCAGCATTCGTCACAATGTATGCCATTAACACAAATATTTTGTTTATCACCTGATTGATAAGGGCATGTTGCTATACGTGCTTTTATTGCTTTGACTTTCATTTCTTGCCTACCTTCTTCACGGGCACCTGACTCTGACAAGCAAATGAGTTCATCAAGAGTTGAATAATCCCAATTTTCTCCATCCAGTATTTTATTGTATAACTGTTCAAACCTTTCTTCATCCATATCTTCAGTATTTTTTAGTGTTTGAGTCTAATTAAATGTTGCCATACCTCTCTCTAGTAACCATTCCATTGCCGGCGGAGTAACTGCGTTTCCTAATTGCTTCACTTTATCCTTTCCGGTTCCGCATACTATGTAATCCGATTCGAAAGCCATAGCCGCTTGTACTTCATGAGGGAAAAGCATCCGATACGTACAATCGTTTATATCTATGTTTTTGGGGGCCGATAAAACGAGAGCTATTCGATCTTTTGTCGAAATTGTCCCTACAGGATCAAACATTCCTGATGCCTGATTATTGCCGTAGTAATAAGCCAGGAAAGCGTTCACTGCTTCTGTGGATGCAATTCCGTGAGTTATCATGGATGTCTGCGTGCTCATTGCCTGGTCGATAGCTCTTGTATTAGACTGTCCTCTGTTTTCAACTACAAAGGGAACCCCTAATAGAGCATGAGAGTCTACAGTTGTTAGTGTTCCTAATGTTTTTTCAATCGGTATAGGCGCATTTCTTGGATCAAAACCACCTCCATAGTTCTTTATTAGCATTGGAATACCAACAAATCCATGATGATTTCCACCAGAAAGAACAGTCGACACATATTCTGATAAAGGTCGGCTTTTTCCGTTTTTGTTTTGTTCATCAATCAGCATAGGCATTCCCACGACTCCATAATTGTGCTGGGTAGTCATGGTATATTCCGGAGAAGTTACAGGCTCAATACCACCACCATAAGAACCTTTCGTTACCAATGCTGCAACTTGCCGGGTAGTTTGAGTATACATTGGATCAGAGATTCCAGAAGCTCGATTTAAAATACTTGAATTATCTGTATAGATAACGAAACTGGAGTCTGAACATCGTTTTAAACCCCATTCTATCCGTTTCATTGTATTTGCGGCCAATGGCTTTTTTCTGTCACCAATTCTCTCTCCAGGCTTCGACCAGTCAATTACATTGAACGCTGAATAATAATATGGTTCAACCTCATTAGTACATCTCGGACATCGGTAAATATACTGTTGGCGATATTTCCCAAATTTCTTTTTAGGGTTCTTCCAACTCTGAATCGCTTCTACTTCCTGACCACAACACGAGCAGTACGCTTTAGGACATAAATCCAAATTAGGCGACTTATTACCTTTTTTCCAGAACATTACATACATCCTATCCCGGCTTTGAGGTGTGGGTAATGCGTGCATAGAATTAAGGTACACACATTTATGATCATATCCCAAATTGTGCATCGCATGTAACCAGGCATCCCACATCACCCACTGACGGGCTTCTACTACATTTTCGACAATAATCAGATTGTATTTATGGATTTCCGCAAACCGAGGAACGTCCCACATTGTAGCGCGTGATCTCTCTGCAGCAGGATCAATTGTCAAATTACCGAACAGATTATTTGTCTGTTGATATTTTCTCTTTACCCCTTTAGCCAGTGAATGATTTGTACACTCTGGAGAAGTGATGAGAATATCTGTACTTTGATATCTCCGAGGATCACAAGCTGAAATGTCGGCGCAATCATGATCCGTCTGAGGAAAATTGGTGTTGTGTGTTTCAATGGCCAAACGCCAATGGTTCATTGCCAGTACAATTTCAAGACCACCTCCCATCTTACGAGAGAGTCTTCTGGCACCTTGTGATGATCCACCAGCACCACAGAATTGATCTGTTATTGTTAGATAACTATGTTTCATACCTTTTTAATTGTTAATCATTTCTTCTACGAACATAACTCCTTCTTCATCCACACGTTCATCAGGATGGCATTCGTATAAATGGCAACCCGGTTTATCCAAGAAATAGCAGTCTGGACAATAGCCCTTCTCTACTTTTAGCTTCACTTCTTCATGCAAGAATGTCTCACCTATTGCATACTCTTTAGCCATTTTTAGCTCCTTTCTTTTTAAATGTTTGTTTTCTTTCTTCTTTACGTTGATAATAATACTGCATGGATTGTTCCCTATGCTTAAAAATGCTACGTGATATTTTAATAAAAAACCATATTGACAGGAAAAATACGACCAAAGACAAAAGTCCTCCTATTATCAAAAACATGCGTATCAAATCTGTAAATCCGGACTGGTTGAGATATTCTATCAGGTCTACCATAGTTTTCATGTGTTTTTAGTTATTAAAGTTGCTGTAATAAGTACTTTCTTACATCTCCATCCAAATTTCCGAGCTTCTGACCAATATTCATACCTAAAGAAAGCAGCAATACTATCTTTCTTGCAATATCTTAAAGTAAGATAATTAGGTCTGTCCTGAGGGTCAAAAAGCATCCACATTTTTTGAGGTTTCATGACTCAACTATTATTTGGGTTGATAGGAACCGACACTAATTCATTCAAAAACACATGATACACTTCATGTCCGTTATTAATTTGGAATGTACCTATATATTTCAGATAGCTAGGAAATGGATTTGTGATACTTTCACCTGTCCCGTAGATTTCGATCTTTACCCCAATTGGAGGCAAATTGGGATTGACCATGGCCCAGATGTAAGGTTGGTTGAATTGTGTCTGGACGCATAATATTTGAGAGCCTATCGGCATTTCTATCGTTTGTTTATCCTCTAGTGCAAGAGGATATTTATAAATTTTCTCCATGATTCATCACTTTTTATAACTGATTTTTTCCTTTTCCCCAAATTGTCTTGCTAATGCTTTCACTTGAGAATAAAATACCTTAGTTTGCTTCCGTTGCAAAAACTCTACTATTTCTAAGCAATCCGTAAACCAAGTGTATGTAACTGAAGAACTAAGTCGCTTTTTATTCTTGTTTCTATTATAATACCAATAAGACACCACGACATTCCAGCCTTTTTTATTGGGATATACATCCACATCTATTTTATCATCAATCATAGTTTTCTCTATTTAAATTCTTCTTAGCCTTACACACTCAACTCGATATCTCCTCGTCATACGAGCTCTGTATCGGCAAAAATCTTTTGCACATAGTATTTCATTTGAGAGGAAAATACATAACAAAATAGAGGCTATAGCAGAACGGGCCATTGGTGAAAGATCCAACGATATATTAAAACGAGTACAAAACCACCAAGCAGAAAGTTGATTTATCTTATTACAACCAGTTTTCTGATAAATATTTTGTACATGATTAACTGCTGTTTTGTATGTCATAGATAATGCATACGCAGCTTCTTTTACGGATGCTCCCCAGGCTAATCTTTCTGCAAGTTGTATTTCACGAGGGGATAAATGAGCTTGTGGATTCATTTTTTACTTCTGTTATATCCCATATCTCATTAGGATCAGTTATACCATATTTTGAAAACACCTGCTCTACTGCTTCCTTCTCCTGTACAGAAATATTCGGGATACGCTTTCGCTTTTGGTAATAGTGTTGCTTGGTTTTAATACCTAAAGCCTCTATTAATTCATTCTGCAGAGGCATATAATCTTCATACTTAACCTTACGAATTCCCTTTAAAAAAGAGTAATTTAAATTCTTTACTGCCATACTAGTGTGTATTTTATAGGGTGTTTACCCTATTGATTTATAAAATTGCTTTCGCTACCTTTGAAACATTGAATGTTTAATACAGGTGCAAATATGTCGGATTTTATCCAACATACAAAACATTTGGTAAGATTTTTTACTACATGACTATTGATTTAACAAATATCAACAATCGTATATTATATTGGATAGATTATTCAATACAGTCTAACCAGTATAGGTCTGAAGCTGACTTTATCAAAAAACTTGGATTGGCTACCGCTAGAACTAAGCTTAGTGATATAAAAAGGAAAAAAGCAAATTTCACTCTCGGTGATGTAGTTATAATTCTTACACACCATACTGAATTAAATCCTTCATGGATTATAAAAGGAGATGGTAATATGTTATTGACCAATGAAGAAAAGCCAGAACAAGAACTTGTCAATGAGTTAAAAAGACTTAACAAAACAAATCTAGAGCTACAAGAAAGATATGAAAAAGTTCTTGTGGAGCTAGGCCGATATAAGGAACGATTAGATAAGTACGAACCATCAGCAAAGGCAGATCAAGCAGTATGACGATTACTTATGGAGGGAAGTGGAATACAGGCGGGGATGATATTGATTGAAATTTCAATTTAAACATTAATGCAATTTATGGAAAATAAAAAACTTATTCACAGTAACGAATATCATATGCTGAAGCAATCAGATATTCAAAAAGAGATGAAACAGGTAGTAGATAATTTACACATGGCCGCAGGATCAGTTGGTGGTTTTGATCTCTATAAGGTCGTAGAAACCTACATGCTTGATTTAGAAAAACGACACGAAATCAATGAGCTTCTTCATATAGCTGAAGATGCATCTTTTTATAAGGAATAA